TTACTGAAAGTGGTAAGAAGTTTACCAAGATAGGTAACAACTATCGTATGACCGGGAGTCAGTATTGCTGGATGTCTTTAGGGCGTAAAGAGAAACAAGATCCACATTTTTAGAGTTGCCATTATGACAACTACATTTGACCCACACGCCTACATTAAAGAACAGTACCAGCCCAAGCACATAGCACTCTGGATTAAAGAGATGAATATGGACACTGAAGTGTGTATGGACTATCTATCCAATTGCACTCAACCATCTCATGTAGATGAAATGCTATTAGACTATACCACATCTGAATAACTAGTTGATTTGAAACCTTGTAAAGATTTGAAACCTTATTGAAATTCAAACACCTAATTGGTTTATAGCTTGCACCACACCCATAAGGCATTCACACTACACCTATGAATGATATACCACTACCACTCACACTCATCTGTAATGTAACAGGTAAACAAGTTCGTTGGACTAATAGAAAGCTTATACAAAAGGCCATTGACAAACACGGCTCCTTGGATGCCTTCCTATCAGCTTATGTCTCTAAAGGTGCTAAGAAGAAACAGACAATTAAGTCTGGTATGACATTGCCAAGAGATGGCAATGTAAAGCCAATCAAAGCCATCATGAATGATGGAGTAAAGCTAGCACCACGTGGCCTGTCTACCAAACACTTAACAGCTGAGCAGTACGCTGCTCATTACCAACATAAGGTAGATGCTCTAGTAGCAATAGGTGCATCAGCATCTGAGATCAATTGGATGAAACAACGGCTGGATAGATGGCGTGGCTAACTATCATACCATTATCAATGGTAGTAAATTAACAACACACTCATATAATATACAAGGTAAAAAAACACAAGCAAAAAAACCCACTTAAGGGCAGAAATTAGTTGAATATAGTGCTTGCACTTCATACATGAGGTACGTGCATGCCAAACTTTGCGCAGATTTTTTAAGCCTAAAACACATATAAGCCCCTCTTCGAGAAATCCCTAGAGTACCCGAGTTCCAAATTTTTTTTCGCGCAATTTTTTTTACTTGAATTTCTATATAAGGTTCTTATAATATCCGTACATTATTAATTATAATAAACAAACAAATAATAAGCAGACAATGAACAAACAGACAACGAACAACAAGCAAACGATACTGGCAATGCATGCATTATTTAACCCTGTGCATGTTGGTAATGTGGTACCAAGAGTAGGTACAGCAGACAAGTTAACCATTCAGGCAGTCAATGAAGAGGTGCTATACCACGGTCCTAAGAACTGTGGGGTATATTGGTACGAAACCAACACGGACATAATCAAGGTAGGTAAGGTTGAGACTAAGCTTGCCACAAAGAAAAAAGACGGTACATTTGGTCGCGGTGGTAGTAGTGGTAGGTTAAGTGGTACATTTTCAGACTACTCTAAAAAGAGTACTGATGAACGTACAAAGAGTCACTTATATACAGCTGCAACTAACAATGATTGTAAGGTATATTTTGTACCGGCTAAAAATATTACACCCAAGCGTTTAGAACACAGTATAATAGTTGCTTTTGAATGGGGTGCTGGATACGTTAAGCCTCGAGGCAACTCCAAGCGTGCTTAATACAAATTATGCCAAAGAACAAAATTGTTACCAACAGACCAAGTTACTGTACAAGTGCAGCCTCGCATGCTTCGTGGTTACGGCGCATAGGCCAGAAAGCCCGTAAACAGCGTAGTGATGCTGGTAAAAAGCGCAAGTAATCTCTATAAATATATCCTATATGGCCAACATAATGGATAAATGGAAAGACAACGTTAACGGTAAGTTTTACGTTGACACACAATGTATTGATTGTGATTTATGTAGAGAGACCGCACCTAGTTGTTTTGCCCGTAACCATGATAGTGGTTATTCGTATGTGGTAAAGCAACCGGAAACTGCTTTAGAGAACCAGCACTGTAAGGAGGCACTGGAGGGGTGTCCGGTACAGGCCATTGGAGATGATGGAGTACAGGCATAAGTAACTTAAGTGCGCAACCAATACAAAGTACTAGCAGAAGCTTATTCCCTGGTAAAGGAGGATGGCGGGCATGATCAGAACTTACCCGGTAACCATACCAAAGACGGGGCTGTGTTTAAAAAACCCGAGGGCCATGCCTACAAAGTACGCGGTAAGTTTAAGTTAAAAGGAAAGCTATACGACTATGAGGCCATAATCGGTCACAATGAAACGGGTATGCCCATGGATGTCTTAGAGGTATCTATCTTACAACTACAAGGCGATATAGAACCAGTAGACATGACTAACAGGTTTCGTGGTAAGATGTTAAAAAGAGTAAAGGATTATATCCTAACTAAAGCCCAAGAAGACCCAGAACTACAACTACCTAATAGCCAGCATGATGGCAACAAAGGGTACTCGTTCGTAGGACTTAATAAGACGTAAGAGAATTGGAGTCGGGGGAGGGAGTCGCCTGCGGCGGGGGGAAAGCAGCGCTGCTGCTTGAAAAAAAAAGAAAAGGGTAAAGTAGAGTACTGCCTTGGGAGTAGGAGTAGTTTATTGTATCCGGTGTTGTAAGTACTTTTTTAACGTGAAACCTAGCACCTACATACTCTTTATACTTAAACGTAGAGAAGACTTTAACCCTATAAAGCACAATCCTAAAGGGCTGGGTACGGGGTTGTTTAATTCGGCTTCGTTTATGGTGGATATGCTTAATAAAGCTGGTATACAGGCCAGTATAGAAGTGGCCATTGACAACAACTGTATTGATCGGTTGGTTACCAAGCACAAACCCACACACGTTATTATTGAAGCTCTGTGGGTGGTGCCGACTAAATTTGCTGTACTAACCGAACTACACCCCACAGTTAAGTGGATTGTACGGTTACATAGTGAGATGCCTTTTATGGCTGGAGAGGGTATGGCAATGAACTGGATCGGGGATTACATTGTAAATCCTAACGTACTATTGGGTGTTAATGCCTCGCGCATGCTTGATGAGGTACGTACCTATGTACGTATTAAAACAGGATACAATAACAAACAAATTAAAGATAAAGTCCTGTACTTACCTAATTACTATCCACAGGGCTATTGTACTTCAAAAGGTATATCCCGTAAAAAGACTTGGGTAGATGTGGGGTGTTTTGGTGCCGTGCGCCCATTAAAGAACCATTTATTACAGGCCTTTGCTGCTTTGAAGTTTGCTACAGAAGTGGGCAAAGAGTTACGCTTTCATATAAATGTGGGTAGAGAGGAAATGAAAGGACAACCAGTACTGCATAACTTACAAGGATTGTTTATGCAATTAGCCAGTACCGGTCATGAATTAATAATGCATGAGTGGGTGCCAAGAGAGCAGTTCTTAGCATTGTGTAGACAGATGGATATTGGTATGCAATGTAACTTTAGTGAAACGTTTAATATAGTTGGAGCCGATTTAATAAGTCAAGGCATACCCTTAGTAGCTACTTCAGAGGTACCCTGGTCTTGTAATTTGTTTAATGCAGACCCAACACAAAGTGATCATATAGCTCAGGCCCTAAAACTTAGCTATTACTTTCCTGGGGTTAATGTTTGGTTAAATCAGCGGAATTTAACTAAGTATACAAATCAAACCGATAACGTTTGGTATAAACAATTTAAAACTATATGAAACGCACTGTAAAATTTTTTAACTGGGTACAAGGCAAGCTTGAATGTATGGAGCATGAATTTGCTAACCATAACGAAGCCTTAGAGTTTACTCATAAGCACAAGCACCATCACCACAGTATAAAGATGTTTAACAGTCAGGGTATTTGTATACATGAAGTAGCTAACCAGCCTACTCCTCCTACGTACGCATAATTAGAACTCGTTGCCAGGCATTTTCATAGCTAGTTTGCCTGCTTCTCTAGTTTTATTATAGTTAGGCTTTAATGTAAGTCTGTTTAAAAAGTTAAGCGACATAACCTTGTTTACATCTACTGCATTTAATACTTCGCAGGAGTGTTCTGGTTGTATAGTGTTACGTGGTATAGGTATTATCTGAAGCAATGGGGTACCAGCTTTAATTATCTCTCGACCTTGTAGTACGTGCCAATATAGTTGTACGTTTATAGCCGGCGATATATATGGATCTAAAATACCTGTAGCAGCTGTAAACCGGTCCTCTTCGTTGTAGTGTACGGAAGAAAACAAATAAATAAAATTGTCATCTGGTATTATATTCCAACCGGTGTTTATTTTTAATACTGTCTTTAATGAGTTACGTGGTACCTTTACATAATCATGAAACTGAGCCTTACTGTGAGACTGTAATGCATTTGTGGCGATAATATTATCCTGGTCTGGCCTAAATTGCATACCTGTATCTGCAGGGGATAGAGTAGAGGCCTGAAATGTAACCCCATCTCCGTTAGTGTCTACCGCAAAATCAAAAGGACAAGGTACTATGTACCCGGTGTTCATATACTCTTTTACAGCTGGACAATTTATCATGAAACCTAGTCCACGAAAACTAAACTCATGTATAGGGCATTTTTTAATCCGCTTTGTTTCGGTATTAAAATCTTTTGCATTCCGTTCTAACCAATCTCTTTTTAGTTCACTTGCTCTGTATATAGGATATGAAGGAGCAACTCCAGGTAAAATGTTCACAAAACGAATTTTAGGTTTCTTTTTAAAGAAATTAAACATATCTTTATAATAACTACATTATTGAAAAAAGCCAATAATAATAATATAAGTATATGTTCTTATGCAACGTTGGGACGTTATTAATACATTAATACAGAAATATAACTATAAAAGTTATTTAGAAATAGGCACCCAGCACGGTAATTGTTTTAGAGAAGTTAAATGTGAGCACAAAGTTTGTGTTGATTCCTCTAAAGACTTCGATCAGTTAACTCATACAATGACAAGTGATGATTACTTTAAACAGTATAGCGATAAGTTTGATATTATTTTTGTAGATGCATTACATACAGAAGAACAGACAATCAAGGATATAAACAACAGTCTTGTAATATTGAATGACAACGGTACGGTAGTGGCACATGATTGCTTACCGGATGGGGAAGGGGCAACTGGCATGCATGCATGTGGTACCTCTTATATGGCTCCAATATGGTTTAGGACTACTATTACAAACGTTACTGTTCAGGTTGTAGACACGGATGCCGGTTGCGGTATATTTCGCAAAGGCACAAATCCATTATACACTAAAGAATGTTACGACACTGCCAAGCAATTTAAATACTTTAACGAAAATAAAAAAGAACTAGTAAACGTTATTAGTGTTGAAGAGTTTAACACTCTGTTTAAATAAACAGTAAATGAAGTTCTCTATCGTTATACCCACTTATAATCGTTGGGATTTAGTTAAAAACTGTGTTGATAGTATTGTTAATACTATTGACTTGACAGATGGAGAAGTCATTGTTTCTTCTAATGGTTGTACGGATAATACCCCGGCTAATGTAGCTAGCACTTATGCAGGTAAAAATATATACTGTATACATTGGCACAAACCACTAGGCTATTCCAAAGCAGTTAATATGGGTATGTCTGCTGCTACTGGAGATATTGTTATTTTGTTAAACAACGATGCAGCATTTTTAGGTAGACATTGGTATGATGTGTTAACATTGCCATTTGTTACTACTCCTACAGCTGGTGTTACCGGGGTTATTAAACGTTACCAAGGTGGTAAGCCATGGATTCTTTTCTTTTGCGCAGCAATAAAACGGGAAGTTATTAACACTATAGGCTTACTTGATGAAACATTTACTCCAGGTTGTGGTGAAGATATTGACTACTGTATTCGAGCTTTTGACAAAGGCTTTACTATACATCAAGTTCCCGAACAAGTTTTAGAGCATGTTGCAGGGACAAACAAAATGTCTGGCTCGTTTCCTATATACCATGACGGTGGAGTTACTGTTAACAAGAACCCTAACCAGTCTGCTATATATGCTCGTAATATGAAGATAGTTATGGATAGATACGGTCCACCAACAGATGGGCCGATATTATAAGTAGTGTATTTTTTATTAAAGCAACTACCATATATCTTTTGGTAGGATTAAGTAAGTATATCATATGAAACGTAACATTTACACATTATTGGCGGAGAAGTACTCTATAGTACAAGAAAATCCGCTTGAAGTAGAAATTGAACCAGGTGGTACTCATAAGTCAGATCATAATGTGGAAATGGCTCGTACTAAAGCACATCAAGCAGCTGAAGTAGCTCCTGCTTTACATCATTTGTTAGACCAAATGGATGCAAATGCACCATTACAGGCTTGGATGGTTACTCATGTTACTCAAGCAGCTGATATGCTACAAGATGTATTAGCTAAGTTAAGAGAAGAGAACGAAGAACCAAATATGGAACCAGTTAAAGAAACAGATTTTGAAACACCAGAAGGTGATGGTGAAAACACTAGCAACACAATGGGTTCAGACGGTAACGTAAATGGAGCAATGTAATATGAAAAAATACAATTATACAAAAAGCAATCTCGGTCAAAAGTATCAAATCTTAACAGAAAGATACTTCCAAGAAATTACTAAAGAAATGATTCACCCAGAACATTGGGATGAAGCACTTAATCATCCAAAGCTACACTGCTTTAAAGAAGATGGTACTCTTAAGCAAGAGTGTATGAATGCTTTTCAGTCTTCCCCTATGGAGCAGGTACCTGAAACAAGTGAAGGTCCAGGTTTAGTTGCAGGTGGAGAAGATTCAATGGCTGGTTATGCAGGTGTTAATGCTATGGGTGGTCTTGAAGAAGGTAAACACCACCAACAATTAATTATGCAGCATTTGCATAACTTAGAAGAGTGTTCTGGTAATTGGGCTGATTCTGGTCATCCTGATGCAGCTTTGTTTCATGAAGCTGTACAGCATTTGAAAGAATACATGCAAGAGTGCTCTTACTAAAGAGTTTTAAATTATGTTTGGGGTAACAGACCGGTTAAGCCGTAATAACTGTTACCAATTAAATTTAGTCCTTTAGATATATAATAGTTATATATATTTTCAAGCACGCCATTATCAGCATACCACGCACTTAAAGGTACGTTTTGATTAAGTGTTGTAGATAAACTATCTGTGTAAACTGTCCAATCTATAAGGCTATTTACGGGGGTGTTTGTGGGTTGGGAATTATATACAAAGAACCTATAATTAGTTGCAACAGGAGTATTAACACCCCAACCGTAAAAAGAACTTAATGGATAAGAATTTAGCGGAAAATTTAATTGATTAGCTGGCGGAAAGTATGCCTGCATATTATTAGCAGTAATACTTGCATAAGAAGTTATTGACGGTATTTCTATTAACTCGTAGAAATTAGAATTGAATATGTCGTTAAGAACTATCTTTTGTCCAGCCACTACTGTTGTACTTAATGTTATAGCAGTTAATGCATTACCTAAATTGACGTGATCAGTAACAGCGTTAAAATTAGTATTATACTTTTCTTTTGTACCCCATAAACGTTCTTTAGAGTTGCTATACAAGTCGAACTGTCTTTGCAGTACTGGGGGTAAGTTATAATTATAATCATCAAATTTCGTATCTATCATACTCGCTAAAGAATATAATTGATTAACATTTGACGTTGTCGGGTCTTGGTTATTTAATACAAAGTTTGCTATTTTTTCGTAAGCTACAGTACCAAAGTTTTCAGTAGGGTGTACATTGTCTCCGGCTACTGCAGATAAAAACGTTATCAAATTGGTATCATTAGCAATAAAATCTTGCAAAGCATAAGACTGCAATTGACTACCGTAATTAAAGTTTTCATTAACTTTACGTACAAAATAATTCTTATAAAAATTATTTATGTTAAAACTAGCTGTACCCTTTAAACTTATAGCGCTTAATGCGTACGTTGTATTATTATAAGCATTATTTGCAGCATAGTAACCACCAGTGGCTGGTGGTGGTTCAATTATGGTTTTTAATATTTGAGCACTTAAAGTAAGAGTAGTATTTATTGTACCGCTTGAAAGTAATAATGAAGAGAGCGGTAAAGTACTAATAATGTTTTTAAAATAACCACCTGAATCTCTATTTATACTATCGTACCGGTTAAAGTTAAATTTTGGAATATATACTGTAGCAGCTGCTGAAGGAGTTACTGTAGCAAAAATAGTAGAATTTAATGTTCCTAGTAAAGGATAATTTAATAATGTAATGTTACTAAATTTACTAGAAGGTATTATAGCGCTGTTAACTGTTGCTATAAAAGATGTATCTGAATCCGGCCATATTGTTTCAGGTAAAGATATGTTACCACCATTAATAGTAATATTGAAATGATCTGCAGATAAATTTTTTATATAAAAATACGACGACAGTATTACTGTACTGTTAGAATAAGACGGAGAGTTACTGTCGTTTTTATCTTGAGGGTTTGGTATATTAATTGTATCATATATTATCCATAGCGTGGGTAATACAGGATATACAAAACCGTTATTATAATTTAAAGATGGTATATCGTCTACATAATAAAAGTCTACCGTGCCTGTATAACCAACTAATGTACCGTTTGCTGAATTAGAAGTATTACCGGCTGAATCTATGTATATAGGTATAGAGTTAAAAGCTGATATAGAACTAATAAAATTATTATTTAAATCAGTAAACCTCCAGCGCGGTCTTAATTGAGCGTATTTATTATTTGTTACAGATTCCCACGGTTGAGATAAAGAATTCTCTGAATATAAATTAAATATAATATTACTACTTAATAAATTAGATACAGTATAATTAAACGTAAGAGCCGTCGGGTTATTTAATGGTCCTGGAAAACAAGACTGAAAACCATGATATACTGCCCCGCTATTAATATTAGAAGGAGTCATATCAGGCCAGTTAGAGTTATTCCATTTTAACGTATCAATTACATAATTTACAGCTGTAAATGTTTGTGTAAACGTACTTAAAGGACAGCCATTCTTGGGTATAACTATTAATTTAACTTCATATGCCCCGGGCCAGTTATAGCTTACAGGAGACGTTATTAGCGTATTCGATGTAACTTGATTAATTTCTACTTCTTGATCGGTTTTAAAAAAAACAAATAATGAAAAATTATTTAAAACATCTACAGGAGATACACCTGTCGGGGTGTTCACAACCCCGTATATATATGTTGCATGAGTATATCCTGAAGCAATTGGCGTAGAGGTTGTTACTTCTTTCAAAGTAATACCTGTAACGTAGTCCCCTATAGTTAAACAATTCGCCATATATATTAAATATTAATTACTGAAGTATCTTGGGTCACATCTGTAGAGACTATTATACGAGTAGAAAACTCTGCTATGTTATTAAAATATAAAGATTGAAAATCTTCTAATTGATAATTTTTAGCAGTAATTGTTATATCATTGTTGGGGTATGCAGCATTCCATATTACTAAAGCTACACCTTGTACTTTATCCCCGGTATCAACTCTTTGGGTATAAACATTTGCCACTCCCTGTATACTCTCGATTTGAGCAGTCAAATTAATTAAATTAATATTATAACCTAATGTAATATTAGAAGGACTAAAAAATGACTGGACAATACCTGTAATTTTATTTTGTATAAGTTGAGTCGAAGTTTTTGCTGTTCTATCTAAGCTTACAACTAATTTAGTTTGGGTAATTATCGTATTAATATCAGCCCCTGTACCTGTATCGTACCCGATAGTAACTGCTTTATATACTGGGTCCATAATAATAATATCTGAAGTTAACGTTTTCTTATCAGACGCAGTATTTATAATCAAAGATTTTTGAGCTGGTGTAAGATAATTTATATAGTTGTTTGTATTTAAATTTGTTGTAACAGGTAAAGCATAGATGTATATATTATTAAAATTACAAGATGTAGAGAATGCTATTTGGTTGTAAAGCACTCTGTTATCCTTGTTAGGGTTAGTTAAACCTATATTATATAAATACCTCAAATGATTATTAACGTAATCATTGTTACTATATACTGTAACATCCTGTATAATGTTATTAAAATTAGATTTGACGAAATTTTTATAATCCTGTATTGTTACTAATCTATATTGAGATTTAAATGCAGCGGGTGCATTTGCTCTTATACTATCAGCATTTTCAGCAACAGTAAACGGGGTAGAAGGATTAGTATTGTTAAAGGTAAGATATGTAATACTACTATCGTTTAAATATTGTAGATCTATACTAAACACATCAGAACGAATATCGTTGAATTGAGATGTACTATAAACTACAGCAGGCAAGCTATTTAAAGCAGCCGCCCCTATAACCCCTTCAGTTCCTAAAGATTGTAAATAGTAAACCGCTACTATATCTCCTGTGTTTAATATTGCACCGTTTATACCATTACCAAATTTAAGTTCGTAATTTTTACTTTCGTTTAATCTTACCTCAAATGATGTATCGGTTGCATTCTGTAAATACAATGATTCTGTACGTTTCCATTGAGCCCATTTGCCTGTCGCAACCGTCTTTACATAAACATCAATATTAAAATGGTCTACGTTTACAGCGCTACCCGGAGCAACAAATACTGTTTCATTAGTTGCTCCTACTGCTGTATAAAGAGGGTATTCAGTCCATTTACCTTGATATAAGATAACTTGATTGCCTATATTCTCTATATATTGATTAGTTGAAAGTGTTTTAGTAAATGTAACGTCTTGATTAAAAGTGTACGGTGCATTGTTAATTCTTATAAACGAATAACGTGGTATAGTATAAGAACCTACTTTTAGATCGCTAGTTGCTGAACAAGTGAATACCACTGTGCTTGTCTGATTACCTATAGGAGAGTAATTAATTAACTTAACTATACGGTTAATATTTTCATAAATTTGAGCTTCACTAAACATCGACTCTGAAGAGGTCTTGTTTAGATAAAACATTAAGGTGTGAAACGAATATGCAATTATATTTGTAATCGCAGTTAAATTTGAACCCTCCAGATATTGATCGGTAAACAAACCACTCTGTGTTAAACGTGTACGAATAAACTCTCTAATTGTTGTAGCATCAAACGCAATATATTCGTTGGGTTGAATGTTTAAAGCTGAAGCATCTGTATATGTTGTAGACATCTTATAAAATTGTATAACCTGTTTTGCTTAAAGTGCCCGGTATCCTTACTGCTTGATTATTAAGATATGGCATTACTATACTTAATTCAATATAATAGGTTTGCTCGTTAATATTCAAAGTTATATCAACATTTGAAACCGTTATTCTTGTTTCATACATAGACAATCCGTTAACGATTGCGTTACCTATATTTCTAGCATTTGTTTCGTTTATTTGTTCAAACAAATATTGAGATAAATCTAATCCATATAACGGATTTAATAAATTTTGACCAGGTAGGGTATTAAATAAAGAATAAATAGAATTTTTAATAGCTGAAGCATCATAATCTGCTTGCAAATCTTTATTTATAGGGTTGTTAAAATCTAAATGCAAATCCGAATAAGTGTACTTGTTAGATACTGTTACCTTTTGTAAACCTGTAAAACTTATGGATGGCATTGTAAAATACTTAGGGGAAGAGTAAGTATAATCATTATATGAAAAACAGTAAGTTTAACTCTTTATTTAAAGAAGCTTATAGCCGTTTTACTAACGGAAACGGCTTTCTCGTTGGAGATGTCGTCAAAATGAAATCCGGATACGAATCTGTAGAGGGCTATAAGAGCTTAGGTGAAAATGTTAAACAACGAGTTAAAGATATGTTGAAGTCAGGTAACAACATACGCATAGGTAGATTGCATAATACTACAGCTAGTAGATACAGTGCTGATGGTTCAAATTCTTCGCCAGCACAATATGCTGATTGTTATGAAGAGTATGCACCAGGCATGGTAACAAATTTAATTACCCTTCCTATCGAATGTTTAGAAGAAGTTAATACAGGTGCAAATTTACCACCAGTATCTGAAGAACAAAAGGATACAGAAGAGCGAGTTACCGGACCAGATGAAATGGGTAAGCATGGTTGGCATAAAAATAAAAAAGTTAATGAACAAAACAAACTCGGTAAAAAGCAGAACTGGGTTGAAAAAGGTAATTACGAATTAGCTACAAAAAATACCAAACTCTCCCATTCTAACAAATATAACGATGCTTTACCTCCAAAAGTAAAAGGGCTTGAAAAAGTTAAAGAAGTAAAAGAATCTGCATTAGTAAAATCCGAAAATCTTTTAGATAATCTTTATTTTGAAATACTTAATGAAAGTGATATGGAGTATGAAGGTAACGAGTTTACTAAAAAATTAGCTCAAACTAAAAAAGGAGACAAGTTTAAAATAGACGGTAAAACCATAACAAATACAACCGGTACTATTGATGAGGAAATTTGCTCAGTATGCGGTAAAGAGATTTGTGAATGTGATATGATGGAAGAATCTGAAGAGATTTGTCCAAAATGTCATAAAAACCCATGTATATGCGAAACTGAAGTAAAAGATGAATCAGGCCTTCAAGCATACATAGGCAAAAAGAAGTATGGTGCAGCTGATTTTAAAGCTTTACAGAAAGCTGGTAGAGAGCACGATATGAAGAAAAAAGAGCAAATTAAAGCTAAACACTCACACCACGGAAGTTAAAGCAATAAGACAGGAGAAGAAATTAATCTCTTGATCCATTACTAAAGCACTTCGATACATATATTCAGAGACTTGCAGCAATGCAAGTCTTTTTTTATCTTCTATCATAGAGCTTTTGTATACTGCATTAAACAAGTCTTTCATTAACTTAGGGTAGTCGTTTCCAAAGGTTTGTTCCGACTCTATAACGAATTTACGTATAGACGTAAGGTCTTCTTTGTTCACCGTTTTATCCAAGATCTCCTGTGCGAATCCCTCGTTATTAATCGTGTTACTAATAGACAATACACTATCAACCACACTGCGTTGAATATAGTTAATAATTCTACGCAAATCAGGATAATGATAGCGAATAACTTCTTTAATTTTTTCTATTTGATCTTTACCTACTTGTATCTTTTCAGTACGAAGTATATGACCTACTCGCTTAGCGTATTCTCCAATAGGAGGAGTAAAATCAGTAAAAACTTGACAGCGGGATTGAATCGGCTGAATAATACGATGTAGGTAGTTGCCAGTGAGGATAAAACGGGTGTTACCGGCATATTCCTCCATAACATTACGCAAAGCTCTTTGACCTGCATCAGTAAAATTATCAAACTCGTCGAGAAAGATAACCTTAATTTTGCCATCAAGGCTTTTAGTTTGCGCAAACGTAAGAATGGAGGTACGGACCTCATCAATACCATTCTTCTCGCTTGCGTTAATGTATAGGTACTGTGCATCTAATATTTCATTTATAATAACTTTAGCTAATGTAGTCTTGCCTGTACCAGCATTACCAACTAGTAACATGTTAGGTATCTCATCTTTACGTTTACACTCTTCTACGAATGCTCGTAAAGATTCAGATAAAACCATATCGGCCAGTTTAGCTGGCCTGTATCGTTCCGTCCATATATTCATTAACTGGTCGTTAATTGTCATTAAACTTTAATACTAAATGAACCGTCGTTATTAGCTACCATCTTATGATTATAAGTTGAAATAGGATCCTTAAAGCCGTACGTACCGTCTCCGTTAGCCTTTATATTAGGGTTATCAGATGAACCAAAGCCTTTTTCACCGCGAGAGGTTTCAGTAGCTTGATCTGTCCATTCAATATCGGCTTGAATAAGAGGGTATATAATTAATTGAGCGATTTTATCACCTGCATTAAAGGTTTGATCCACTGTACCAAAATTATAAAGCTTAATACCCATATCGCCCCTATAAGGATTATCAATAATGCCGAAGTGAGGGAAGATATGTTTCTTGAAACCTACACCGGAACGTCCTTCAACCCGAATCCAGTAACCTGGTGTAATATGACCAAGCTTTAGACCTACAGGTACTACAGTATACCCTTTAGCAGGTACTATTGTTTGCTCTACTGCAGTAAGATCTATACCAGAATCGCCTGTGTATGGATCAGAGTGATTAAACTTAGGTAATACAGCTAAGTCATGTGTTTTAATGAATTTAATAGTAACAGGGAACATAATTAAGTAGTATAGAGTATGTTATTGATAAATCAATACCTTTCATAAATATTATTGTGAATCAACCGCCTTTACCGGATAATACAGCATCGGATAATCAAAATGTAATAAATCAAATAGATGATTTTATTGCTGGATTAAATTCTGAAGATAAAGAGCTAATTACCAATAACCCTGCTAAGGTAGAAGAAGTAAAAGTCGAAACACCTAAAACAGATCAAGAGATACAAGACTTTATATTAAAGAACTCTGCAGAATTAGCCACCCTTACTGTTAAAAGTGTTAAAGATATGCAGCAAATGGTTACTGCTATGGGGGATGCAGAACAAATGGCGGGTTTAGCAAGCCTTATTGCCGCGGGCGCGGGAGCATTAGAAACTATTAATAAGATAAACTTACAAAATAAAAAAGCTGAATCTAATAAAGATCTTAAAAGATTGGACATTGAAGGTAAAAAAGAAATACAGCGACTTAAAAACGATGGGTATCTTAATTTACCTCAAGGCAATACGAACATACTAGTAGCTACTAGAGAAGAAATGATCGCTCAATTAACCGGTAAAGTTAAAGCTAAGACTGTTAATGTTACTAACGAGGTTATTGAGTTGGAGTTGGGGCAGCTGTCTTCACAGCCTTCTTCTTAGCTTTAAGTACTTCTATAAGTACCGCAAGTAGTATTATACCGCCTAGAGATGCTCCTACTATCCACATCTCAACTGTAGCAGCTACATAAGCTAGTGCAAGAGACAATACCGATCCGATACCCATCGTAATGTTCTTTAATAATATTGCAAGTACTAAGAATAATATACCGACACCAATTAAGGCCTTTACCATTAAACCGATAAGCTCTGCTTTTTGAGCTGCTTTAGCTAAAGCTAATTGATCTGCTGCTTCTTTCTTAATTTGAGTAAGTTCGGCGTTTCTTTCAGCCTGTAGTTTGTTAATAGTAAGTTGCTGAGCGTTTCTTAAAGCTTGTTTTTCTTTTTCTTGTTGGTCTATTATGTTTTGTGCGTTGTCTAAAGCTTGCTTCTCTACAACAGCTAGCTCTACTGCTCCGTTATATTTTGTATATAATTGATCTATTGTTAAGATCTTCTCTTTGTTAATCTCTGCTATAATAGCTGCTTTCTGTGCATCTGGTAACTTATCAGTACGGTTCATTATTTCTTTTGCACGTAAATGAGCTACAAGAGTATTCATGTCTTGTTTCTTTTTCTCTTGTGTAACCATATATACCCCGTAATTTAGTTCACCTATCTTTGTAAAATTTTCGTCGTCTTTCTTTTTTAAGTCATCATAAGACTTCTGTAGTTCGGCTCTAGCTGCTGCGTATTTAATTTCCATTTGTTGACGAACAGCTTCTACTTTTTTATTTGCTTCTGCTATTTGATCCACTTGTTTACTAGTATCTTCTGCTTTAACTACAGCTACAGCTCGTTTACCTATATCAGAGCTAGGTGCACCGTTAAACACGTCAGGGGTCTTTATACCAAGTGTACAGCTAGTTAATAAAAAAAGAGAGAACAATAATACAAACGGTTTCATATATATACTTATATAAAATTATTTTATAGCGATAGTTATATCCTCAAAGTCATCTTCTCTGCGTTGCATAAAATAATTCTCTATAGAAAATTGATAACCCCATGGTGGATCAATGAGTTCTAACAATCCATTTTCAGCTAACTTTATATGCTTTTTCACATTAAAGTCGTGGGTTATGTTTATAATGCTGCGAGTGACGTATTTTCTCCCTAGCACTGTGCCATGATACTCGTGATATATGTCTCCTTTAATTGAACCTGTCTTTTTATTAACAAAACGATGAAACAATTGTCTCCATATCAAATGCGGATAAAAATCTGGTGCATTTTGTAAATAGCTTGTCTTTGCAGCCCCCGGCGTGAGTTCGGGAGATGCAACTGCATGCAGTATAGCTGAGTCTCCACCGCCAATAAAATTATAAGGATACAATCCTCCACCCTTAGTCCATAACGTTCTCGGTGCAGCAAATCCATAGCCACTAGTTATTAGTTTTTCTGTTCCTAAACTCTTGTCAGTTACAAGTTCTACTGTAACAGGATTAAAGGAAAGTATTGATTTATATTTACTACCTGCAATACCTCTACTATCTGTGCTTGTACAATACTCAAATACTTGAACCAAATTTAACGAGTCTAAAGCTATAGATAATTCATCATACCAATTAGGGTTCATAAACAATATATCATGATCTAACCAAGCAATCTTAGTATACTTTGTAGGCACAAGTTTTTCTGCTATATTAAGTAGAGCCTCTTTTTGAAAGCAAATATTTTCTCTTTTAGCTTTTATATGTTTCCAGTTAGGGTTACCTTGAGTTAAGTATTCCCCTGTTAAGGAAGCTTCTGCACCATAAACCGGTATATTTAAAGACTGCATTTGTCTCAAAAATCTGTTAAGATTTTGATCCGGCCTTCTATAAGCACACCAGTTAAAATGGCTTAATATGATTGCTAAATCATCTTTAGTTTTCATTTAAACGGTAATGGTAAATCAAATTGTATATTTTTTGCAGGGCACATTCCGCACTCCGGAATATCTTCGGTATTAAAAAATGCATTAATTTCTTCAGCTGTTGCGTCTAATGTAAGTGGTTGATAATCAAGATACTTATTCCAACTCTCAGACAAATTATATTTACGATCTTGTAATTGCAAGTATGCTAAAGGCGCACATTTCCATATTTTATTTTCAAAAATTTGTGTACAAAGCTTTGCATTACATATTTCCCATGAAGCTCGAGGGTTGTTATCTTTAAACGGCTCTATATTGTCACCTTTACCAAAATATCTTCTAGTCCATTTACCAAACGATTCGCTTTTATGTATTCTTGTACCGTACTCTTTGTTCCAGCTTTCTAAAAGATCTAAAGATGGTTGTATTTTTTCAGTATAAGCTGGATCACTATGGTGTACTGATACATATATATAAGCATTACCCACCTCTTTCATTACTATCGGTAATGTAGGATGTCTTTGTATGTAGAAACCATTAGTGATAACGCGAAGTTCTGTGTTCGGCCAATACTTTCTTGCAATCTTAAAAAACTCAGGCAATTTAGAATGTAATGCAGGCTCGCCGCCTAAAAATGTTAATGTATCAGGAACTATTTTAGTATGCCAATCTTTTAAATTACTTTCAAAAGTCTCTAAAGATAGTTGCCCGCTATGTCCTTGATTGGAATAATGCGAACAACTCTCACACGTTAAATTACACCCGTGGGTAATATGTACTTCGAGTTTAGGTATTCTACGCATTATTATTTAAGATTCGCAACTTGAACAAGTCAGAATAGAGCGAGCAAGCTCTTGCGCAGGATTAGCTGAGCGTTGATAGTATAAACTCTTGATACCGTTTTCCCAAGCAAATACTATAAGTTCGTTTACGTCTTTTGGTTTTGTATTAGGTGGTATCATTAAATTTAACGATTGACCTTGATCAATATATTTCTGACGTGCAGCAGCTTGAATAACTATTTCTTTCTGGCTTATCTCACCAAAAGTTTTAAACACGCTCTTTTCTTCTGGTGTAAGAAATTCGAGATGCTGTACAGAACCACCTTTTACAAGTATAGACTTCCAGACACTGTCTGTATTCTTTTTCTTTGTTTCAAGAAGAGCTTCTAAATAAGGATTCTTATAGGTAAATTTACCTTTTGCTAAGTCTTTAGTGAAGTAATTCGAATTAAGAGGTTCAACTGAAGGAGACGCTTGACCAAGAATAAATGAACTTGACGTTGTAGGCGCTACTGCAAGAGTGGTTACGTTACGGCGGTTATAACCTTTAAGTAAAGTTGGTTCACCATATTCTTTAGCCATTTGCGTAGTGGCTGCATCAGCTTTCTTTCTTACAGTGCTCCATATTCGAGTATTGAGAAGCTTGGCTTCCATAGACTCAAAAGCAATTAATTTAGACTGTAAGAATGTATGCCAACCAAGGGCCCCAATACCAAGGGCTCTCTGATTAACAGCAAAATTTCTTGGGTGAGCCATAAATTTCATCTTTTCAGTTTTATTAATAAATTCAGTCATTACCGCATCAAGAAAATATACTAATGTTTCAACTGCATCAGTATCCTTCCAGTTGTCCCACTGCTCAAAGTTTAAAGAAGATAAATCACACACAAATGATTCATCATTATTATTTGACAGCATAATCTCTGTACAAAGATTGCTTTGATTAATTTTAATATTTTTATCTTTGTATACTTGTGGTGCTTGGTTATTAGCGTTATCAGTAAAAAAGATATATGGGTAACCTGATTCGAAGCGTTTTTTTATAACTAAACCCCAAATGCGACGTTTTTCTTTATCCCCATCAAGCATAGACTTTAACCAAGCATCATCTACACAAACCCCTATAGAAAGGTTTTGTATTTCATCTCCATCGCTTCTTATCTTTAAAAACTCTTCAACGTCTTTATGGTCAATAGGCAAATAAGCTGCAAACGAACCACGTCGTACGTTACCTTGTGAGATGTAATCGGTTAATGCTTCAAATACTACTAGTTGATGGTGTACTCCAGTAGACTCTCCGCCAGATGAAATGGGTGCACCACGATGACGTATTTTGCCAAAGTAAGCAGAAGTACCTCCACCGGCTTTCGACATAGTGCCTATTTCTGATATCTTATACAGTATAGCATCCATATCATCATCAATGTATGAACCGAAACAAGAAATAGGTAACCCACGCGTACGACCGAAATTAGACCATATAGGAGATGCCAAAGAGTAAAAGCCTTTATGCATATACTCTTCAAACTTATTAGCAAAACCTTTCTTATTAAGATATGTTTCTGCTTTTTCAGCTATATCTCTTATACGCTGTTCAGCAGTTTCTCCGTCTAAAAGATAACCCCGTTCAAGGAATTTGCGTGCATCACTATTCAGCCAGTAAATGTTCTTGTTAATCATAGTTACAGTGTTTATATTATATTATTTTTGTTAATTTTCAAGACACGACCTATAGAATATCAATTTATTCCCCGAATAACGAGTCTTCGTCAAAACATTGCGACTTCTTAGAGTATTCAACGGGCCTAGACGAAAAAAAGTCAACCATATTATTACCAAGTAATTCTTCGTTAAACCAGTTAGCTTTTTTAATTAATGCAGAATCGATTTCAAATACAGTCGGAAAACCGATATTAACTAAGGATTCATTAATGCGATCTTTAATTAATTCTTTTAAAATAGGTGCAGATAGACCGTCTTCTTTAATACCATTAACCATCCAGTCGATAATTTTTGCTTCACTTTCATACGCTTCTTTTGCTTCTGATAAGATCTTGTCTTCAAGCTCTTTATCAAAAAGCTCTGGATGCTCTTCTCTAATTGTGTTAATAATTTTTATACCAACCAAGCCATGTATGCGCTCTTCATTACGAGTGTATTTAACTTGTTGGTCGGTATCTTTAAGTACGTTCTTATTACGAGCAAACCAATTAATAACGTAGAACTGACTCATTAAAGAAACGTTTTCTACAAAAAGGGTAAAGAGGATAATAGCATACAAATATTGCTTCTTTTTGTCTTTATAATACCGGTGTGTATATTTTTTAAGGTATTTAACACGTCCCTGTATCCAATCTAGTTTAAGATTTTCTTCAAATACATTTTCTAATCCGAGTACAGTGAGTAGTCTTTCATAAGCATTATTATGGATTACTTCTGTATTAGCCATAACATAACCAAGATCTTGTAAAGAAGGATGTGGTAAGTTTTCTCCAAGCTTAGCCCAAAAAGACTTTACAGCTATTTCAATTTGACCGATAGCAGATAGTGTACGGATAATAATTTCACGTTCTTGGTCATTAAGTTTAACCTTAAATTGCTGTACATCTGATTTAAAACTAAATTCCTTATGAGTCCAAAATCCATTATGCATAGATTCAATATACTCTTCAGTCCAGGGATAGCGATTAGGTTTACGAGAAATTTGTTCGTCGAATATCATAGATTTAGTTGCAGGGAATATTATTTACAGATTGTAGCTGTTTTTACATTTTTATCTCTCGAAAAAAACACTTTTTTACATGCCAGTGCTTATGATATAGTTACAAAAGTTAAGATTTTTTGTTATAAAGTTCTAATTTTTTTACAATGTACTTGACTATCTCACTACGTACAATATCTGCTTCTGTTAATGTAAATACGTGGATACCTTTATCTTTGCTTTCTGCATCGTTAAACACATTGCACATTTTTTCAAAGCCTGACTTACCATTAATGTCGGATTGCATTGGATCCCCGCAGATAAACAACTTACTAAATTGCCCTACCCGGGTTAATAGCGTTGTTAATTCTCTAAAAGTACTATTTTGTGCTTCGTCCATTATAATAGCTTTAGCGTTCCAGGAAAGCCCGCGAAGATATCCTGTCGGTTTGCCTTCAATACGGTTTTCTTTCATAAGCATATTAATATCTGCTTTAATTAACAGCTCGTCAAGTTTTTCCATTAACGGTTCAAGATAAGGGGTAAGTTTTTCGTTGGCATCTCCTGGAAGATATCCCATTTTGTTGTCTGAACTTTCTACTATACTGCGAATGTATATTAGGTCAGAAACCTTTTTTAAATTTAATAATTCTAACGCAACCAATGTTGCTAAAAAACTTTTACTACTGCCTGATGGCCCTGTAATAAAAACAATTTTAGTATTATTATCTAATGCTAGTTTAAGAAAATCCTTTTGCCTGTTAGTTAAGTCAGGTCTTTGACGAATCATCACCGGCCTTGCTAATTTTTCGGCCTGATGCACTAAAGGACTTCTGTCTTTAGTGTCAGGTATAATATTTTGACTGTTTTGAGATAACTTCTGTTTTTGCAGGCGTTTATTCTTACTCATTGATAATATTTACTTGAAAACCTAAATAATATATATGTTTAACCAATTTGATACAAAATTAAATGAACTATTAAAAGAGTTTACAAATACTTTTCCTGTTGAAGGTCATGCTCCTACTTGGCAAAAGAAAGCTGGGAAATCCCCATCTGGAGGTCTTAACCGTAAAGGTATTGCAAGCTATCGTCATAGTCACCCCGGTAGTCATTTGTCTATGGCTGTTACTACTAAACCAAGTAAATTAAAACCTGGTAGTAAAGCTGCTAAACGCCGTAAAAGTTTTTGTGCTCGCATGAAAGGGGTTAAAGGCCCGATGAAAAAACCAAACGGTAAGCCTACTCGTAAAGCTTTAGCATTGCGTAAGTGGAACTGTCACGAGTAATTTTTTAATTAAATTTAAGCAAAAAGAAACCCGACCATTGCTGGTCGGGTTTTTTAATTTTAAACGTATTAACGTTAAAATACTTATTATAGCATTTGAGCTGCAGTACCAGGAACAAAAGCGGTACCGAGACCAGAAACGATAATGAGGTGATAATATAATGCTGCACCGAAGATATGATCAATGACGCCATAACGGGTCATTAAACCAACACGTGGGCTGAAGTCATTAGGTCCGATTGTACGTTGTACCAATACTGGAATGTATGGGCAGTAAACGATACCGGTATCATAGTATTCAGCACCCTTGTAACCAAGTAGAGCATATTCTAGAGCAGTTGCACGAGCACCAACTTGGTACTGAGCTTCTGTACGGGTATCACGGTAGATCGTGAAACGACCACCAACGGTACCGACTTTAGCTACACCAACAGGTTGTGTGTTAACGTTGCCGTTAACTGAGAACCACTGGAACTCAGGAAGCATTTCAAACATTGCGCAAACACGAGGTGTAGCAATGATGAAGTTAGCAGCACCACGACGATTGCGGATAGCAACACGGTTAGCTTCAACAATAACACGTGCATAGAAGTCACGATTACGCTCACCTAACCAACGACCATCTGCAGAAGCTGCTGACCAGAATGAATAACCTTGACCAACACCTGCGTTTAACGCAACTTGGCACATACGGATTACCATTTCACGATCAATTTCAGCTTGAATTTCGTACGACATAGCGTTCGTTAATTCATTGTCGATGTCGATACCGTTCATGTTCTTGAGATCTTGCTCAAGTTCAACGGACCAACGAGCTGCTAAACGACGTGTACCAGCTTCAACAGCAGTCTTTTCAAATGAAACGACCATCTGAGGAATGTTGCTAGTTAGTTCGAAGTTAGCTAATAATTGAGCTACACCAGAATCGCTACCAAGCATTGGGAAAGCTGGATCAGGTGAACCGTTAGCTAATTGACCACCTGTTAACCAAGCAGCTGATGTGCCTGTAAACTGAGTGTTCAAATAGTTCCAACCTACTTCTTGACCTTCTACGGCTTGACCGTTAGCATATTGATTCCAAGGAGCAACAGCGTTTGATGGATTAGAACCAGAACTGTTTAAACCATTGTCAATTTGATTTTGTCCGAGTGGAGTGTTTTCGTATTTGTAACGTAAAGCAAAAGCAAGTCCGACAGGACCGCTCATTGGTTGTACGCCTACGATTTCGTTAGTAACGAGCTCTGGGAAAGTACGGCGGATCATCGTAATGAGGATCTTTGGTAAACGAGCATCACCAGAAGCATAGAAGTCACTTGACTTACCTGTCTGAGAGTTGTTGTAACCTAAGCTACCACCGAATACACCTGTTGTACCATCGCCACCTGCTACGTTAGCAGCTTCAAAGCACCACTTCTCTTGATTTTCAAGAAGAATAGCTGTGTTCAGCTTTGTGTGATCATCTTTGATTGCTGGAGTTGCATCGTCAGCGTGCTCGAGCAATGGTGCCCACTTTTTGAGAAGTTGGCTTGCGCGATCACGATCGATGTATGATTGTGAGGGTCTAATTGATTTCATAATATAATAATTTTTTAACTAACAATACCTCAAGCATTTAACAATGCTTCAACGTGTAGATATATTTATAAAAAAAGCCCCCATTTCTGGAGGCTTTTTGTAAAAAAGCTGATTTATTATTATACTAGTTTGTTCTTAAAAAGAGAAAGATAAGATTCAGCTACAAACTGCTCACCTGTTTCGTCATTTCCGGCAGAACTAAAAGATTTTGTGGTTCTCTTTGTTTCCTGCATATTTTCTACTAGTACATCTGCATTACGAGTTTTTGGCTTCGTGGATTCTTTAAGCATTTCTAAATTTTCTTCTTCGCGCTTATCGAACATTTCTAAAACATAATTAAAGTTTTCGTTAATAAATTTTGAGCTCTTTTCTGCAAGTACGCGTTGCATATAAGATTTTTTATTTGCTGGAAGATTTGAAGTTTTCTTCTCTAATAAAAGACTTGTTTCGATTTTTTCTACTTTTTCGTTTAATAATTGAGCGCTTTTAGCAGCACTTGCTGCTTTTGCATTTGCTTCATCTATTTGACGTTTGCCATCAAGTAAAGCTTCTTTTACACTCTCGTTAATAAATGTTTCATCTAAGCTCACTAAACGTTTAATTTCATCAATAATTTTAGCAGAACGGGTGTTCATTGTAGCTTCTTGAATTTGTTGGGTAGGAATCGCTTTATCAATATAAAGTTCAAGATAACTAGAGACGTTTTCAACTAATGTTTTCTTAAATTCATCTGCACTACCCTTGAGTGCACCTTCATACATTTTAACTAATTTTTGTAATTTAGCGGAATGATCAATATCAATTTTATTTAAAGCTGTAGAGAATTGTTTAGCATGTACTTCATCGATACGGGACACAATTTTAGTTAACTTTGCTGTATGGTCAGCATCAATAGCTTCTAGAACTTTTTCTAGTTTAGCAGAGTACTCTTCATCCTGTTGAACAAGAGCTGCTTCAACAGCGAGGGTTGCCTTGTCTTCAGCTTTCTTTTCGACAGCTTCAGAAATAGCTTTTAGTGTGTCCTCGGATAAGAGGTCTTTTGTTGCCTCTTTAAGAATTGTGGAAATGTCTTGGCTCATATCGTATTAAATATTTAGTAAACTGGGTTTAATTATCAGGATTTTTTGTTGTTTTTGTTTGCAAGCACTGTATCCGCTTTCTGGATACGGTTTTTTAATTTTTCATTAATAACTGCTCGTAATGTAGAATTAGCAGCAGAGTAATTATTATCCACTACATGCTTAATAAAGCTAGCAATTTGTTTCTTTTGATTCATATTATTTAAGATTGTTAATAAAGCGAATGATTTGCTCTTTTAAATAGCCATCAATATCTTTTTTAGGTAATGTACCAAGTTTACCTTGAAATGCGTCGTATACTTCTTCGTAACGACCGTCTTGCTTTATAATAAAATTTTTTGATTCTAAAATACCATTAACAAATGCGCCAGGAGCAGAAGGATCAGCTACTGCATCAACTGTAATAAGTTTCATGTTTTTAACATGATTAACACCGCCGCTTTCGTAGACCTCGCCGAGTGCTCTAGAAGACATTCCCATTTTTACACCATCTTGAACTAACGATCTCATAATCTCTCCTAATGGGGTGCGCAAAATTTTACTTTTACCTTTAACCAAATTACCATCCATTTTTAATTCAGTAATTAAATGACAAGCTCTTTCACTACTAACATTAGCACTATTAGGATGTTCTAACTCTCCTAAAGCTCTGCTAGTTTTAACAAATTCATTATTATAACGTTCTACTTCTTGAGCCATTTCATCTTTATTATATATGCGATTGTTGCGGTTTTTTTCTTCTGCAACCATATAAACACCGGACACATAAATATTAGCAGGCTTATCTTTGTTGCCTTCTTCTATTAAAAAATCAAGTCCCTCAGTAATAGGGGTTTGAGTTATAAGCTTGTAAAACATTACCTATACTTATGCAAGCTTGCTAAAAAACTATATAATTACTTGTATTTTTAGTAGTTTATAATAAAATATAGGCAATGATACTCAAAGATGTAACAGCTACTATTTCTACGAGAGGGCGTCATAACACTACATTACCTTTAGTTTTATCATCTCTTTTAAATCAAAATAAAAAACCTGGTAAAGTTTACGTGTATGACGATAACGATACTTTTGATGATCCAAGTAAGAACGATGTACTTAAAAATATATTAACGGCTATGTCGGTGTGTGGTATTATGTGGTACTGGGAGCCTGGTTCTCGGATTGGTCAAGTAGCTAATCATGAAAGAGCTAGGAAATCCTGTACTACAACATATCTGTGGCGTATTGATGATGATAATATGCTCTTACCTAATACTTTAGAGGTAATGTATGATACTATAAATGCAGATCCGGGTATTGGCGCAGTAAGCCCTTCTATAGTAGACCCTAAAAACTTAATGAACAACGCATTAGCTTCTAATAAAATGGAAGATATATTTTTAGGATTAAATGAACAGTGGAATTATAAACAAGAAATACAGCTTAAAGAAGTTGAGCATTTACAAGGCAGTACGTTTATGTATAGGGTTGCTGCTGCAAATCATGGTTATGACTTAACTTTATCTAGAAAAGGGCACCGGGAAGAAACTATATTCACGTATGAAATGGTACGAGCTGGATGGAAATTAATAGCGATACTTGGCTTAACTACTTGGCATTTTCATTATCAGTCTGGCGGTATTCGTAGTGAAACAGATAATAGAATGGCTCATAATGACGAATTACACTTTAGAGACAAGTTAAATGAATGGGGTATCAAACCAAGTAATTATAAGTTTTACTTTTTAGATAGTGGTCGTGGAGATCATTATATATTTAAAATGATGATACCAGAACTCTTAAAACGTTATAAAAACCATAAAATAGTTATTGCGTGTTGTTGGCCGGATTGTTTTTGGGATATTACAGACGAAAGAGTAAGATTATGTTCAATAGCAGATGCAGCTCCTTTTGTCAATAAAGATACTCATAATGTTTACAAATATATGTTCGATAATAACTGGAAAGGTCAAGTTATTGATGCTTATAAAAAGATATTACTATGAAAATTATAATTTGCCCATATTCTCAAAAGCTTCCTAAAGAAAAAATAACTGATAAAAATCCTTCAGGGGAAAATCCAAAAAATTATCCGTACTGGGAAGAGTTTATACAGCTATTAAAGCAACAATTACCCGATATAGAAGTAATACAAACCGGTGTTACGTCTGAACCTATTTTAAAGGGAGTAGATACTATTAAGCATAATTTGTTTCAAAAAGATTTATTGGAAGTTGTAAAGCAATGCGATGCTTGGTTTTCAGTAGACAATCTATTTAATCATTTCTGTACGTATTATAAAATTCCAAACGGTTTTGTGTTGTTCGGACAATCTGATCCGAATATATATGGTTATAAGCAAAATACCAATTTAATTAAACACCGAAAATATTTAAGACCTGATCAATTCGGTTATTGGTGGGAAAGACCATATATTAAAGAGGCGTTTGTAAGTGCAGAAGAACTGTTAAAAGTAGTACTACCAGTACTTAAGGCCTCCTAAGTATATGCATGGCATACGCATACAATCCAACCCCTACACATACTAACGTATATGGTGCTAGTGGCTTTTATTTAAGATTTACAGCTATTAGCGGGTTTTCGTTATCGGGTAATGATACACCAGATTTAAATGATGTACAGACTGGTTGGTTTGCAAACGGAGACACAGTTAATAATAGTTTAGTAGTAGCTATATCTGGACAAAATACAAATACAGTTACATTTCAAATAAATCAATCTACAGCGCTATCTAACGGAACGTATAATTTTTCTAAGCTACGTTATGTAGCTCCTGTTACAACCTCTACAGTTGGTCCGGCTGCATTTTTATCTACTAATTTAAACAATCGTATTCAAAGTTATGATATGTTAGCTGAACGTATATTTTTTCAGCTAGGTGCACCTTTAATTAATCTTGAAATAGCCTGTAATGCAGCATATGATATGATTGCATACGCAATAGAACAGTTTACCCGCTTTACTCCTGGTACTGAAGAACTATTAATATTTGATTCAAGTCTTTATACACCAAGACAAGGCATTAAACTAGACACACTCGTTAATTTTACACCAGAACTCTCTGGTTGGGATTCAACATTTCAGTCCGGTTGGGATCCAGACTTAAATGATTATAGAAAAATTATAAACATTTATGATTTTACGCAAGGTACTAATGAGGGTGTTAATACATTGTTTACTATAGAACAATCGTTAGCTCAACAAATGCATTTTGCTTATTCTTTAGGTAGTAAAGCGTTTGATATGATTACCTGGCATGTATTAAAAGACTGGTTAAAGACTCGCGAAAAATTATTTGCACAAAAGCAATACTGCCGCTTTGACCCGCGTACTCAAGTTCTAAGAATTACTCCTGATCCTGGTATTAAAAGTACTAACGCTCGTTATTGGGCTTGTGTCGGGGTTTATCTTGAAAGACCTATTAGAGATCTAGTAAAAGAGCGTTGGGTAATGGAATATGCTAAAGCGTTAATAAAAATTTCTATTGCTAATACTCGTGGCAAATTCGGTAACACTCAATTGTTTGGACAAGGTTCATTACAGTACTCTGATTTAATGAACCAAGGTATTAATGAAAAGAAAACTTTAGAAGATGAACTAAAGGGTGGTATGTCAGAAGTACAAGAACCACCTTTATTTTTTCTCGGTTAACCTGTCTATATAACCCTTTATTTGCTTAAGCTGTAGGTAAAGCACTTCCGCCACCGCCCACATTAGTAGGTCCAGCTGTATTACCTGGTTCAGGGGCCCCGCCCTCAGCCCCACCTACACCAGGTGTTTCAGGTCTACCTGTAGGGCCAGGACCAAATGAAGGAGCTCCTCCAGCACCAGGAGGCATTCCACCACCACCGCCACCCATACCAGGGGCACCACCTTCTTGACCAGGAACAACACCGTTAGTCATTGCTTCTTTCCAATTTTTACCTAAAGTTGTAATTTTATCAATTTCCCAGCTAAAACCAGCATCTTTCTTTAACCACTCTCTATTAGCTAGTATTTCGTCATCATTCCATTTCATATACTTCTTAAGAGCATATGTCTTTGAAATAGTGTTTTCTGTTTGAGTAGCATTTTTAAAATTAGTAAACTTAAGTTCTAGTAACTGTTGATCCCGCATTTCATCAAAATGCTTTGGCGGGTTAAGAATAATATTAACATCATTATCTTTGAGTTTATAATCTTTCCATAAACCTTTTAACTTAAGATGTGTTATTAGAGTATCTTTTATTGTAGAAGCAAAATGTCTTTGTAATCTTACAATAAGTTTAGCAAATTTAAGTTCTTCCCTTAAAATTTCAGCCCCATCAGCAAACTTAGCATCAGGTGTAAGTCTATTGCTTGGTACTCTTAAAGCTTTGTAAAGTTTCTTTACAAAATAATTTAAATCATCTAATTGACCTAAGTTCTGACCACCTTTTAATGTTTCTACTTTTGTACCAGTTTCTCCATTGCGGCGAGCAAACCAGTAACTATCTAGCATACTCTGAGGATCATAAACATTTACATTACCACCTTGATTAGAGTCGTAAGTGCGTTTTGACCAGTAATTTTGCATTAAACGTTTTAAGTATGCTTCTGCTTTTGCAGCGGGCATATTACCAACATCCACATAAAACGCTAAACGCTCTGGAGCTCTTACTAACCGATATACAACAATGCTATCTTCAATAAGAGATAATTGTTTGTATGCGCGACGCGCCACTTCAAGATAAGGTAAACGAATTGTTTTGTTTTCGTTCCAAATATGAGAGTGTAAATAGGTTACTTGATGACGTTCTAAAGGAATAATTTCCTTACCGTCTTTTTTAGGTCCACCGGAAGGCCCTCTATTAAATTGATTTGCTTGACCGGCTTGTTGGTCTTTAGGTACAGGCTTCTGAAGTATATACCCCTTGATAATCATATTTTGTACGTTATCAAAAATAGGATTTACATGTTCAGTAGGTATTTGAACTAAACTAATAATACCTGCTTCTTGATTATCTTCATTAATTACGTTTTCAAAAAATAGCTCTGCATCAATAAGAATTGTTCTAAAATACTCCCACCCTTTATTATCTAAATTAAACATTTCCATTACTTGGTGGTAAGCTTTTTGTAATTCTGTCTTTTGTACAGATTCAAGCTTTTCACTTAATATTAATTGAGCGTACTGGCCTTTATCGTCTTTAACTAAAGCTTCATCACAAATTTCATCTAAAGCATGGCTTATTTCTGCATATGAAGCCATAATACGATAATCAGCCACTCTTTTACCTTTATCAGAGTCTATTAATGCATAAAGATAATCATGATAACCCTTATCAACTATGATACCGTTTAAGTTACTAGCAGGGTCTTTAGGATCCTGCACTATAGAAACTGCTTGTCTTAAGTTTCTTTCTTGTTGAGTAGTACCTATTTTCCAGAATGTCTCAAACTTTGGATTCAATTCAGATATATTGTCTATAACTGTAGAGTTACCGTTGTATGGCAGTTTATTAACAAAATTGTTAAAAGATTTCTGAAAAAAGTTTTGCTGTGGTTGAGCCATTTAGATATATTTACACTGTAGGTTGTTATTATATACTGGATTTGCTAAAATGCAAAGATGTTTTACTATCAAAGTCTGGTGTACCCCCAGTTAATTACCCGAGAAGCTCCGCTATTATTAGTGATGTCAAATGTAAACACATTGGTATTTGCAACTGCTGGAGATGAAGTACTAATAGTACCAGCCGTACCGATAATTTGAGTGGGTATAGAGGTAAGAACTAAGGCGTTCCCGGTTAAGTAATACCAAGCATATTGTACTCCGATTACAGGAACGTTAGTATTTGTAACAGTCGCGGTTGCATTCCACACACAAATACCGTTTGGAATATTACCATTAACCCACATTGAATAAGTGTAACCATTGGGTACTGTAAAGCTTACGGTATTAGCACCAGAAGATAATGTCCAGGATCCTGTTGTACTGGGGTAGCTTAAACCTGAATAACCAGATGCTCCGTTAGAACCGATAGTGCCGTTTGTACCAGAGAAACCAGAATAACCAGATGCTCCATTAGAGCCAGTAGTACCGTTTGTACCAGAAAAACCGCTATAGCCTGAAGTACCGGAATAATAGCTACCGGCTGTATCAATTTGCTCAACTATAAAATAACAAAAACTGAGATTTAATGCGCTTGCACTTGAAAAAGTAGATTTTAATGCAACTTGTGTTTGAGTTGTAGTAGTCACTACTGCTTCTGCTGTTGGCTGCCAATTGGCAGAAGCAACAAGATTTACAGCCAATACTCCACCAGCATTACCTATATTAGTATTACCGTTAGTAACATTTATCCATTGATAATCTATTTCACCATTAGATACATTATTAGCTAATGCCAATGCTGCTCTTAAATTATAAGTTTTATTAGCTGCTAATGTAACATAACCATTGGCACTATTATAAGAAATAGCACCTGCAGATAATACTGTACCGCTTAAAGTGTATATGCTGTTTGCTGGAACCACAGAACCACCAGTTGCATTAAAATATAACCAATCTTTAGCTATAAAATTACCTGCAGGACCGGCTGGACCTTGAGATCCAGAATAACCACTAAAACCAGAAGCACCAGCATTACCGTTATTGCCTTGTGCCCCTGAATAACCAGAAAAGCCAGATATTCCGATATTAACGCTACTACCAGAATAGCCTGATGAACCATTAGTACCTGAATAGCCTGATGAACCATTAGTACCAGAATAGCCTGATGAACCATTAGTACCAGAATAGCCTGATGAACCATTAGTACCAGAATAGCCAGAAGTACCTATACCGCTAAAACCTGAATAACCTGAAACACCTAA